ATAACAGCAGCGATAGTAATTGCAGATAGTAATTTAAACATTATACTTCTCCTTGTATGAAACTCTGGCATCCACAAACCCTTCAATGAAGTTGTCTCTGTTTTCAACAAACACTTGTGGTTCAGAGCCATCGACCGCAATAATTACTACGGTGCGACTGACTGGGATTTCAGTCCGTTCTTCATACATCACAGCATAACAAGATGCTTGCATAAAGTAGTTAGAAATCCATTCTTTCTTTTTGGGTTTACGAGATGTTTTGAAATCAATAATGGAGAGTTTACCGTCGAACTCTGCGATACAATCTACCCTACCTGCTGTTTTCAGAAAGTCAGAATACAGCGGTGCTTCTAGATATTGAATATTATCAATATACTGATCTAGGATAGGTTGGATTTGTTTGAACGTAAAGACGTTTGCTGGCATCTGACCATCAAGATAGTCAGGCTTATTGTTGAGGTAGTCTTCACAGATTTGGTGAATTTTTGTACCTCTTGTACTAGCCTGTGTGGAAATGCGATTGGCTTCTTCTGCGCCAACACGTTTTCGCCAAGCAGCAATGCCTGCTTTGCTTAGTTCTGATAGTATAGTCGTAACTGACGGATAGCGGTTTCCATCAGGCGTATTGTACACCCTACCGCTATCCGTCGTTTCAGCAATTAGCTCCGTTAGAGTTGGAGCATTCACATGATTAAAGTGTTTCATCAATCTAGTCCCAGTTTGGACCTCGCTATAATATAGGACTTTACGAGGTCTGAGCGAACAATATCTTCAGCAGTGAATTCGATGAAATCGAACTCTTCCATACTATCTATAATGCGTAAAAATTCTCTCAATCCACTCAGTTCTTTTTTTCGCTCGCTTGTCAAGTCGTCTTGACGAACATCACCACAAAATATAATCTTACAGTTTTCACCAACTCTTGTCATCACAGAATGCAACTCCATCGCATTCATATTTTGAACTTCGTCTACAATAATAACACAATCATCTAATGTAATACCACGAACAAACGAGGTTGACATAAACTCTACGATGTTCTTTGTCTTTAGTATCTCGTAAGCGTCACCACGATCAAATAGCTTTCTAGCAATGTCTTGATAAGGCGCTTCATACACCTTCATCTTCTCTTTCTGATTGCCGGGTAAGAAACCCATATCTCTCGTTGGTACTACTGATCTGATGATGAATACTTTATTAAAAGATTTGTCTTCAAGCACAGACTTCAGTGCTAGATACAAACCAATGAAGGTCTTTCCCGTACCAGCGATACCATGAAGCATTAGATGATAATCGTTGTGCCAGGAATGAAAAGCGTCTTCTTGTGCTATTGTTATTGGTTTGATTGAGTTGAGTTTAAACTTCTCTCCTACGTTCAGGTTTCCAGATTTGTCCAAGACTTTATCTTGGCGCAGTTTTCTTTTTTGTCTTTTTGTTAAGCGTTCTGGACTTGTGAGCATGGATTGTCCTATTTTGTTTGAATGTTTGATCCCCTATTGGCTTTTTTCACTCTCGTCAAAACGTCGTTGAACCCGCTATCAATTTTACCAGTAGTACTACCAGTACCTGATACAATAGCAGGTGCAGAGACTAACATTTTATAGCTACCATCCTTAATAACTTCTTGTGCTTCCTCCCATGTACAAAAGGTTGTCATAGTGTCACCAGTTTCAATATTCTCAAATGAATATGTAGGCATTATATTTCTCCAGTGACGATGTTATATATTTGTTTCCAATTTCTAGCAACACGCATATTTGAAGTAATATAGCTTTGATTGTGCGTGTGTCGCATGAGAATTGGATTGAGGTTAAACTTCAATCCACATTCTGCGTTCTCTACTTTATCTTCAATCCACCAGCATTCTGAATCCTGAAACTTCATCAACTCAGCGTCTTTGTCAGCACCCGTTTCAATACAAGTGATAAAGTCAAAGACATTTTCTCCGAATACTCTCACCAAGTTTTCTTCACGGAGGGCTGTAGCGTATGGATTAGTAGAGAGTGATGTAATCACGCCGAAGATATATCCATGCTCTTCGTTCAGCTTTTTTACATACTTCACTGCATCTCTGAGTGCGGGTAGAAACCCGATCCAAGCACTCTCATTAAACTCTGTTACAAGTCTACGACCATCAGCCTTGTCAACGACCTCATCGAATATCTTATCGATGCCATAGACTTGTTGATAGCCATCAGATAGTGTATATCCCTTTTCATCCATAAATTGGAAGAATCGATACGACCAGTCAAGTAGTACACCATCACAATCAGTTAGTATCAATTTAGAGTTCTTCATAAACCTCATTCTCTCGAATCTTGTTTTTCTGACGACGCCGTTCTTGATAGGCGTGTTCTTTTGCTTTTTTAGCGACTCTGCTTTTCTTTACTCTACGCTCAAATCGATTTGGGTCGTCGTCCCAAACGTTTTTCTCTCGACGATAAGTTTTACCCATTTTTAGTCTACTTGTCCTCTACAATTAAATTCGAAAATGCTTCGTTGATAGTCTTTGCAGTTAGTCCCTTGACACGCTTTCCATCTTTCATATCGATAAGAAGGAGTGCATCATCCTTATTGACAGTCTCAAGCAGTTGAATGAACAACTGTTCTCTCTTCATTGGCTTGACGTTTGTGCCAGTGCCTTCATAGAAATATGGAATACGCTTTGAATTCGTATACAGCATACCATGATCGTCTACTGCTTCTGATGGTGTGTATGGAGGAGCGCCTTCAGGTAAGAGACACTTGAGAGAAGGGCAGTACATTGCTTTGAGTACTGTCTTCAATGGCTTTGCTTCATTCTGCTTGAGCCATTTCACTTTCTCAGATTTTGTTTTCATCTTAGATGCTTTGCCTAAGATTTCAGAGATAGATAGTTGCATTTAAAATTCACCTATGTTTTCAATCAAATTCTTCAATCGTTTTTCAATGAAGTAGTTAAAGAGTTTAGAGCGATCACCGCTCTCTTCATTGTATTTAGTCATCACTTCTTCTTGAATATACTCAGGCACCATAGACAAGTCAATCATTGCTTTGTTGCGCTGATACCCTCGAAGAGCATATTCATTCTGAAAGCAGTCGTTTTCAATTTCGTCCATGAACTGCTCAATACGCTTTCGAGTCATTGGCTTCTGCCGAGACCCCATAACAAAGCAATCATCTGCTGATAGCATGTTAGGCACACCATCACCCGCATCACCCTTCATAATGTGTTCCATTATGTATTGATTAGGATTAGCATGACGAATCCAACGCTTACGAATGGGATCGTATTGTGTTACATTAGCATACTTGTGCAGTTGAATAAAGTCTTTATCAGCAGAAAGAATCAAAATCTTTTCTGTTGAGCCAGCGTTCAATTCAACACCAAACTTATGACAGATTGTACCGATTGCATCGTCTGCTTCAGCACGGTCAACCTGAACTGTTTTGTATGGGAAAACTTCTTTGAGTTCACCCCGCACAAGATTTAGGATACGAAACAGTTCGTTCCAGTTAAGTTCAGAGGTCTCACGAGATTTCTTGCGATTTGCTTTATAGTATGGGAATATGTCTCGTCGCCAGTAGTTCTTATCATCGAAACAGAGAACGAGTTCTCCATAATCTTTGACGAACTTCCGGCGATACGAGCGAATTGAATTGAGAACCATATGCCGAATGAGACTTTCTTCAAACTCGACATTATGATGGTTGCCAATTTGAACCATGACATTACTAATCATCACTTGGTTCATATCTACGAGAATCACTGAATTATCCTTTATTGTTCACTATGATTAATATATATCGTATTGAAACAAATGTCAACCCTTTTCTTCTAAAAAGATGATAAAAATTGCGTCCATTCCTTTTGACGGCGAGACCAATTGAAAGTGTTGTTTGTATTGTGTATTTGTAAATTCATATCTAACACACCGTATGTTTTGATATGCTCTATAGCACTCTCCAAATACCTATGCGCTCTGTTAGCGTGAACCTGCACATCCTCATCCCACTGATACATAGTAGTCATATTAGCAGCAGTCTCAGGAAGAGCAGCATAGTTTGGATGGACACAGAGACACCCAGCAGACATGGCTTCAATCAACGCAATGCACGAAGTCTCTTGCCAGATAGACGGATAGGCGAAGATGTGAGCGCTTTGTAGCGCCTTTCTAACCTCTTTATTAGACACTGACCCATGATAGCGAATCTTTGGATGTTGCTTGAGTTGATCGAACAGAGCCTTGTATGGCTCATCTCTTTGCTCCCATCCATAAATCTTGAACGAACTATACACATCAAGTTCAATGTTATCATGCTGTTTAGATAGAGCGTCAAAGATAGGATACAGTAGACCCAGCCCACGATGAGGCGTCGTATGATAGATGATACGAATTTTACCATCATTCGGCTTCTTATGCTCAACAATAGGTTCAATAGCATTCTTGAGAATATGAGAGTGATTGTATGGCACACCCAGAAAATCATGATACTGTTGAAACTGCCACTGAGAGACGAACACCAGCTTATCATACTTCTTATAGCCACCATCTTTCAAATGGGCTACTTCAGGGTCTCCTGCTAGATCATGACATACAAGAATCTTTTTCAAATCATCTCGAAGTTCACGAGTGCGAGAGTGGATGATCTGAAAGTTCTTTAGCAACTCTTGAGGAATACGTTGTTGCATTCCAATTGCCATCATTTCAGTTCCACCCATCGCATTTTGTGTCAACTCATTACGAATGAGTTCGCCTGCTACGATTTCGACCAATGGAAATCACTCTGATGTAAATAGCTGTTGATCTCAAATCTAACCATGGACTCAATTCGAAAAGACCGCCAAGCCTCTTTCTCTAAATCCCATACAGCAATTGCTTTGGGTTCATCTTCAGACTTGTTTATAACCTCTTCAATGTCCTTTTGCTCTGGTAGATATTCCTTTTTAAGAGTACACCACATCGTTCGCATATCGCCGTTTACCTTCTTAAAGGTAACCCAACAACGATCACTGCGTAGCTTCTCTTGAATAGCCGAATAGTCCATCATATCCTCCACTTGTTCCTTCTACATGATCTAGAAATTCTGTAAACTCTTCAAAGACATCATCATTAAAAGTTATGATGTGACTTCCATCTGAAATTCTATTATATACAATTACATATTGACGCTTGTATGACCTCACGATTTTTAGAAACTGATCACGAATCGTATCACTTTCATCACATTGCAATACATACTTACCCTGCATCAACCGGCGCCTTATCTTTCATTGCCCAGCCACGTTTAATCCAATCACGATAAGTAGTTGCAGCAGTAACGCCAAACGACTTCTGAATAGATCGTGGAGTAGGAGAGCCTCGCTTCCAAGACTTGAGCGCCTGCATCATCTTATCAAGTTCACTACGTTCACGCCTAACAGCCTTTGTAATGCTCTTATTAACACCAACTGAACCCTTCGATACATAATGCGTACCAGAACTCTTCTTGCCTTTTGCCATTTATTTCTCCAAATGTATAATATTAAAACCAGGTGTAGTATATAGAAAAGTGAGTGGTTGCTGATCTGTATAAAATTCAGAATACACTAATTTTTTAATACCACTTTGATAAATCAGCTTCGCACATTCAAAGCAAGGCGAAGTCGTAGTATATAGAGTTGCTCCATTTGCAGATGAACCATACTTCGCCAGTTTCATCAGAGCATTTGCTTCTGCGTGTAGCACCTCTTTTTTCGTAGTGGATACAGCACGAAGAGTATCATAGTCTTCACAGAGATTAGGCATTCCAGTTGGCATACCGTTCCATCCCATAGAGATGATACGTTCATCTTTGACGATTACACAACCCACCTTACGACGCTTTGCGTGAGACATTTCTGCTACACGATATGCAATGTCCATATACAGGCGATGATATTTTTCTTCTTTGTATGCAGCCTCTTCAGCCGCAGAATAAACCATTTTTTATTATTCCTTCTCAATCAAATATGTTTTCAAATCGACGACGTTTTCATCATTGATCATTCGAATGATAATGTTCGTTACATCGATATCCATTTGAAGCATCTTCATCTTCTCCTGGAGTTCCATCAACTCTTCTTGATAGTATTTCAACTCCTTCTCTTTTTTTAGACGAGATGCAATAAGTTTATCAAGAATGATTATGTTAGTTTCTTCAGACATTAGCGACTGTAGAAGAGGTGGGCACCAATACGCTGCTGGAATGTGTATGCTGCTGCCCAATATGGCTCAACGTAATGAGCATGATACCAAAGAGAATTATTAGTGTTATCGTATGCGTTATCATTATCTGGTCCTTCTTCTTCACGATTCATCATTGCGACTAGTGCGATAAGAAAGTCTTCCTCATAAGCAGCAGCATCTTTAATTCTATCTGACTTACCATCGCAGTACCAAGAGAATTGGCACTTGTTGCGAAGTGGGTTGCCGTTCGAATCTCTCACTGCTTGATAAACAACTCCACAGATTGTATCTGGAAACGATTTATCTCTGGCACGATTGATAACCACGTTAGCAATCGCTTCTTTCTCATCGTCTTCTTGGTGCCTTGCTTCGAAGTATATGTTAGTTGCAAGACAATGTGCTTGATCAATCACAGATGCATCAGTCGTTTCATATACTATTCGAAATTGCTTATC